AACACAAGCATGGCAGGATTTAAACTAATGACTAATGAAGAATATAAAACTTATATTATACATGGCAGTCTTTATTCTAATATGAATAAAGGAGTAACTGGTACTCCTATATGGGCTAAGAATCTTACCATACAAAGTGTTACCAAACCTGTTACTAATAAGGGTAATCCTATGTATCATAATCCTAATCAGCAGAGTACTTTTATTGCCAATAATACATTACCACAGTCAAACTATATGAACCCACGGAGAATGGCATAATGGCATATAATGTAGAACAACTGCAAGATTTACAAAATAAGATTGGTTCTGAACCTGTCATGCCTACTTCTTTGTCAAGATATAATGCTTTTGAAGGATTGAAACGTCAAGCTAAAGGTATGCCTCAACGTATACCTCAACGTAGAAATACTTTCCAACCAAGAACTATGCAAGAAGGTGGTCAACCAGACATGCTTGATGATGCACAGAATATAGCTTCAAAGGGTAGGTATGGAGATACCATGTTGATGCATGTTAATCCAGAAGAGGTACGTGGTCTTTCTTCATTAGGTCCAGTAACTAAAAATCCTGAAACTGGTCTACCGGAAGCATTCTTTTTTGCTGCTCCTTTAGTCGCAGGTCTTGCTGGTGCTGGTGCTGCTGCTGCTGGTACTGCTGCTGCTGCTACTGCTGGTGCTGGACTAATGGCTGGTTTAGGTGGAATGTGGGCAGCATTAGGACCAATTGGACAGGGAATGTTGATTGGTGGAGGAATGGGTGGATTAAGAAGTTTATTTATGGGAGGAGAAAATCCATTAAAAGATATATTATTGGGAGCTGCTTTCGGTGGTTTAACTGGTGGGGTTAGTCATCTTATTGGTGCTCCCGGTGCTGTAGCTCCCGGTGCAACGGAAGCTATTGAAGGTACTAAATTAGTTGCGGCTGGTCCTCCTGCTGGATTTAGTGGTGGTGTTTATGCTGATGCTTTGGCTGCTGGTCAACGAGGAGTTACGACGCCAACACTTGGTTTGGATGCTTTTAGAAATGTTGGTCGTGATATGCTGAGTGATATACCACCTTCTGTTATTACTCCTCCTCCAGATCTTACAGGTGGTGTAATACAAACTGCTGGAACACCTAATTATTTACCGGGAACTACTTGGTCAGATCAGCCCGTTGCTACTACGACAGGAATTAGTCCTAAAACTTGGGCAGAAGCTGAAAAATATTATCCTTCTAAAGATTGGCCGCAAGGTTTTGTTGAGGACGCATTTCGTGGTCCTAGTCCAACAGTATTACAAAAGGCAGGAGAGGCTGGAATGAAAGCAGCTACTGCTCCAGAACCTTGGAGTTTTACAGATTGGTGGGGAAGACGAACAACTCCTGAGAGGATTGGATTAGGACTTGGTGCTACTACATTAGGTCTTTCAGCTTTAGAAGGACCGCCAGCACAGGCTGAGATACCGGGATTAAGAACGCCAGCAGCTATTCCAGAGTTAGATCCATTTACCCCACGTACTCCTATAGGAGGTAGAGGTGTGGAGTTCTATGAAAGAACTATAGGAGAAGGAAGAACTCCTGAAGAGGCACAGTATTTTACAGAAGATGAGATAGATGAAGAAGATGTGAATGTAGCCAAGGAAGGTGGTCTTGTATCTTTACAGATGGGAGGTACTACTAGTTTTGGTCAGTTACCGTATCATCCCGGCCATCCTGCTATACCACCTGCACCTGCTGGTTATACATATGCTCCAACTATTAGAGGATATGGAGCACCAGTATTGAAGAAAACATCAGAGGTTGGTGGTGTATATATAGGAGGAGGGGGAGCGTCAACTCCTACACTTCTAAAAGGAGCAACGATGGGTGAACTTGGAAGAATTAATAGACCGGATTGGGAACGTGCTGGGGATACTAGTGCTGCTACTGCTGCTCCTGAACCATTTAAATTTCCTGCTGCAACTCCTTTCCAGAGTAATATTTCCTCTTTCAATATAGAAGATGCTTTAGCAAGAATAACAGGACAAGATCAAGTTCCTCAAGTACCAGCAGTATTGCCTGAACAAGTTGCTGCTCCTATTTCAACGGATGTTGCTGTTCCAACAGATACATCTGCATTAGGAGATCTTCTATCAAGATTTCAACAGACGGCACAAGTTGATCCAATAGCTGGATTAGTTGCATCTGGAGTAGGGGTAAATCAAGGAGGGAGTGTAGGATTAGCTCGTGGAGGAGTATTTGAAGGACGAGTACAAGGACAAGGAGATGGTATGGCAGATCAAATAGCCTTTAATGTAGTACCACAAACTCCACAGGATATTCCTAATACTCCTGATGTGGCTTTACTTAGTTCAGATGAGTATGTTGTACCTGCTGATGTGGTATCCATGCTTGGTAATGGTAGCAGTACGGCTGGTGCTCAAGCACTAGATCAGTTTAATCAATTGATGAGAAAGAAAGCATTTGGTACAAATAGGCAACAAAGAGAACTTAATGCAGGAAGGGAGCTTTCAAGTCTAGTATAGATGATTGTATATAAAGCAGAACCACAATATATAGATGTCTTGTGGCCTTATGTTGGTCCTCTTTTAAATGAAGCTATTAAACGTACAATAGGAGAGATTAATTTAGAAGATATAAAAGAGTGGTTGAAAGAACAAAGACAACAACTTTGGGTTATAGTGGATGAAGAAGAGAAGGAAATTATTGGAGCATTTACAACTGAGATTTATATCTATCCAAACCAGAAACATTTAAGAGGACACTTGTGGGGAACAAAGAAGAATACATTAAAGAAGTGGATGGATAGTTGGAGTGAGCCTGTTGAAAAGTTTTGTAAGGAAAATAATATAAGTCATATAGAAACTGCTGGACGAGATGGTTGGACAAGAGCTTTAAAAAATAAAGGATACAAAAAGTACTATACTGTTTTAGTGAAGGAACTGGAAAATGAGTGATACAAGAGAATATATTTCAAACTTAGATATGCCCGAAAAGATTTCATTGTTCAAGGAATTATACAATGAACTTGCAGGATATGGCATAGAAGGAGATACGGAGCTTGCTCATGTAAATACATTTGAAGCATCTCTATTAAAGTCTCTTGGTGGATCAGGCACTCTTAATGATATTACTAATTTTAGAGAATATAAAGGAGGTGGAAGTCAACCAGCACCAGTAGCACCACCTGCACAACAGACAATTACGCAAACATCGGAATTTCCCACAGAATTAAAACCATTTATCTCAGATGTTCTTGGAGCAGGTCGAGCTGAATTTGAACGTGAGAAGGCAGAAGGCTTACAACCTTTCCCCGGTCCACAGATTGCTCCCTTTACTCCAGAACAACAAGCAGCTTTTGCCGCCGGTAGGGAACAATTTACTGGTCTTGCCGGTACACCATTGGCACGAGCAGCCACATATTATCAACCTGCCTTGGCAGCGACTGCACTTGGAACTGCTGAAATAGGAGCAGAAGATATTGGTCGTAGGATGGACCCCTTTTTGCAGAACGTAGTAGATATTGCAAAGAGAGAAGCTCGTTCAGATGAAGAAGTAGCAAGACAAAGAAGGGCAGCACAAGCTGTAGCAGGTCAAGGATTTCTTGGAGGAACTCGTCCTGCCTTTGTTGAGTCTCAGGCTGAACAGGATCTTGCAGAACGACTAGGTGATATACAGGCACGAGGATTATCTGCATCATTCCAGCAAGCACAAACAGCGGCTGAACAGCAACGAGCAAGAGAGATGACAGGTGGTAGACAGTTTGCCACATTGGGTGATGTAACAGGTGCAAGAGCACGCTCTGATATTGCTGGTCTTGCTGGTGTAGGAGAAACACAACAGCAAAGAACACAACAGGCATTGGATATAGCTAAAAGAGAATTTGAAGAAGAGAGAGCTTTCCCGCAATCTGCACTACAAAGATATGCATCATTGATACGTGGCTTCCCACTTCAAGCTACTCAGCAGAGATTTGCCACACAGACTGTACCTACACCTTCCTTAGCTCAAACATTGGTTGGTGGTCTTGGTACGGCTGCTGGATTATATGGAGCTTTTGGTGGATTTGGATCTCGTGCTGCTGCGGAGGGTGGGCTTGTCTCCTTACAACAGGGTGGACAACTTCCCGGCGCTGGATTTGCTATGGGAGATGTTGGTGGAGCTGGTGTAGCTCCTATGCCAACTGCCAGACAGATGCCAACTTCACAGGATGTACAAGAGGCTATGGAGCTACTTAGACAACGAGGAGCGGCTATAAGGAGTATGTCTTTACCACAGGTGCCACAAACGAATTTACCCACTGAGATCTCCTCTCAGGCACTCTCAGGGGTACTTCCTGCTGCTGAAGGTGGGTTGATGTCTGTTGTTAAACGGCAGGATGGTGATTTAGTAGGACCAATAACTATGGACGACATAAGGCGACGGTATCTTGCTTTTAAAGAGGCTCCTTTCGGTGCAACCAAAGCAGAGTATCTTCCAGTACAGGAGGCTCGTCAAGCTCAAGCAACTAGAGCACAAGAGATGTCTCAGAGATATGAACAACGACAAAAGGATTTACATGAACAACGAATAAGAGAACAATATGGTAATGTTGCTCAGTTCTTTGCTCGTCTTGGTACAGATGTTTCTCCTGCTGCGCAAGCAGGTGGAATATCAGGGCTTCTTGGTGCGGGTGTATCTTCTCTGAAAGAAACAGTTCCTGAAGCACTAGCTACAGAAAAAGAATTTTATGGATTAGGGCTGACTCTTGAAGATAAACTTTCTGAGGCTGAACTTGCTGGACTAGCAGCGCAAACAGGAGTAGAGGAAGGAAAGTTATCTGATATACTGGCACAAACCGGAGCTGAACGTACTGCTAGAGGAGAGGAATTAGCAAGTGGTATTGATATCTATGAAGCACAAATTGAAGAAATACAGGCAGAGGCTGATCTTGCAGCAGCAAAGGCAACTGGTAATTTAAAAACTTCAGATTTTAATGCAGCAATGAGAATGGTACAAGTACTATATCCTAATGCTATCTTATCATCGATAGGTGATGAATTAGTATGGGATAAAAAGGCAATGGGATCTAGTGCATCTTTAGTAGCAACTAATTTACAAGTAGATTATATACGTGCATTACGACAAGCTCAAGATGGAGGACTCTCAAGTATTGAAGCACAGGATTATGCAATAAGTGAAATTATGCCAACAATTAGAGCAATAGTTGCACAAGATCCAGATACACCACCTATTCCACTTCCTAATCAAAAAGCAATTGATGAATTAAAGGCAGATCCTTTGGGAGAAGCACTTATAGAGGATGATCAAGGAAAGATGGTTCCAAGTGGAGCAAATAATATATCTGCTTTTATGATAGAATTTAAATTAAGTAAATCTGAAGTACTAGCTTTACTTAAAGATTAATTAAAGTAAGGAAATTATGAATGGCTAGTAAATGGTCAGATCCTAAATATCATCAAGGTGGTGTTGAAGTTGATACTGCTCCAGATCCTGATACAGATAAGGAAGAAGAAGTATCTGTAGAGGAGTTAAGAGCAAGGGCTGCTGGTTTTGAAGAAATGCCTGAAATTGGATTTCCTAAATTTCCTTGGTCTAAAGATGATCCTCGCAAAAGAGTAATACCTGAAACTGGTAGAGAGTATACTGCTAAGATGGAGCCAGCTTGGGAAGCTATAAAGTTTGATCCTGAAACTAAGACTTTAAAATGGAAGTATGAGGAGAAACGTGAACCAACTTATACAATGAAAGAGTTGGATAAACATCCAAAGTGGCTTAAAAATGCACGAATTATTTATAAAGAAGAAGAAGGCGAGGATTATAAAAAATCTGATGCAGAGTTATCACAATGGTTTAAACGTAGACATTCCAGATTAGGTAATAATATGCTTAATATGGGATTAACTGCATTGGATGCAAAGAACATGTCACCAAAAACAAGACAAGCATTTGCTGATTCTCTGGATTCTTTTGTTGATACAAAATCTGATATAGGATCTTTTGCGAGAGCAGTCTGGAATACCGTAATTGATCCTACAACATGGATACCTATTGGAGGAAGTATTTTTGCAAAGCCTATTGCAAAGAAACTTGGACTCAAGGGATTACAGAAGTTACTGTTGAAGTTTGATAAGCCTCATCTAATAAAAAAGGAGTTAGAAAAAGAGGTAGGTAAAACAGCAGCGGCAACATTTGCAACAAAAGGTTTTGCAAAAGAAATAACAACTGAAACATTATCAAAAGCACAGAAGGATGCAGCAAAAGAATTAGCAAAGAATGCTGCTAGAGTAGGAGCACCAATTACTGGAGCGTGGTCAGGTGCATATGATGCTGAACATCAATGGTTAAGTAGAGAAGTAAATAGAACTGGTTGGGAAGAATTTGATCCTGTACAAACAGCAAAGGCTGTTTTTCTTGGAACATTTATTGGTGGACCAGCTTCTTATAAGATAGCTAATGTAGCAGCATTATTAGGATCTCGTCGTGTTCTACGTAATCATCAAGGTAGATTGGATTATCTTGATTATGAGGCTACTAGAAAAAAGTTAGATAGTTCAGATGAATTAATTCCTAATAGAGCTTCGTATAGTGATATTGAATCTACAGCAGCCAGATTACAAAAAGATTTAAATACAAACGGGGTTGTTAATTTAGATATAAAAGGAACAAGAGCACGAACTGTAAAGCAGCAAAAGAAAGTAGATATAAAGGGAGATGCTGCTAAGAATGCAACCTTTGAAGATATTCAAGATACTTTTCGTAGATATGGAATTGAATTAGATCAAGGTGCTACAAGAGGACAGTTCGTAGGACGAAAAATTACAGAGTTTGGAGAAGGTATAATTGATCCAGCCACAGGACGTAAAACAAAGGAAGTAGTTTGGGCTAGATTTAAAAGAATGGCTTACTCTGACAGTGGTTTAGGAAGGAGATTTGAATCTTCAAGAAGGAGATTTGATGCTAATTCTTTAAAAGCAGAGAGAGCAATAAAGAAAAGATTAGGTAGTTTGAAGACGGCTATGGAAAAGGACTATGGTACTAAAGCAAAAAATATAGGAGAAGATACGTTTGGACTTATAGATCGGGCTTTACGAGGATATACTGTACATCTTCCTAAAAATGTTGCTCGTGAAGTATCTAAGATGCGTAAACATATTGATTACTTACAACAAAGATTGTGGGATAGTGGAGTACTTAAAAAAGAATATGATGCTGAAGGTAAATTAAAACAGGATAGTCTTGCTTTTAAGATAAAAAAATCTATGGATGGAGAAGATCCAGAATTATATATTACAAGACAATACGAAGTATTTGATAATCCAGATTGGGCTACAAAAATAGGAGCTAATTTAGAAGTATTAAATACTGCAAGAAATTTTCTACGAGGAAGATTAAGAAATAATAATGAGTTTCAAGAATTAGATGACAGAGCATTAAAGGCAAAGTATACAGACAAGCAAGGACTTGAAAAATTTGATTATAATAAAGCAGGTTTAACTGATGAAGAAGCGGCAAAACATCAAGCGTTTATAGGTAAAGGCGGAACTCTTGATAAACTTATGTATGAACTTACTCATGCAACAGATGAGGAAAGTTTATTTCATATGTTTTCTAATCAAAGACCATTAGGAAGAAAGGCTTTAGAAATATTAAAGCGTAGAGAAGATATACCTAGTGAATTAAGAGTATTGATGGGAGAGTATAAAGAGCCTTTTGCAAATTTTCAAAATTCAGTTATGAAACTGGAGCAAACTATAGCTACTTATCAGTATGAAAAAGAACTTGCTGATCTTATCAGGGCTGGTTTACTGGACGGTGCAGGTACATTTAATCCTGATGTAGGTAGAGTAGTAGCTCTACAATCAAGAATGCCTAAACGGGCAGGTGTGGCACGTCCTCTTGCAGAAGGGTTGTCTGCTGAAGATACTGGTATTAATCGTCCTTTAGATGGAATGCATGGAACTAATGAGGTTGCAGATGCTATTCTAAAAGGGAATGAGATTTTTCAAGATCATAATTTCTTTAAGCCAGTTCAATATTATCTTTCAGCACAAGCACAAACAAGATTAACCAAGACTGTTTATAACACAGCCGCTATAGCTAGAAACTTTTTAACTGCTGGAATCATGGCTGTAGGTGCAGGATATATAAATCCAAGAAATTTAAGAGCACTCCCTAAAGTTTTTAAAGGTATGTATAAGTTAAGTGATGAAACATTACAGGCTGAAATGGAGAAAGGATCATATTTAGGTTTCCTACAAAGTGGTACAATTTTAGGAGCATTTAGAGCAGCAATGGGAGATGCAGCAGATCCTTCTTTTTGGAATGGAAGTAATCCATTATATACAAGAGGGAACAAAGTTAAAGCAGCAGCAAAACGGGCGAATATTTCAGTAGTTAAATTTTACCAGCTTATGGATGATGTTTGGAAACAGTTTGGATTTCTTAGTGAAAGAGATATACAAAGACCTATTCTTAGAGATACGGCTCATCTTGCTAAAGCTAAAAGAGAGGCTGGTGAGCAACTGACTCCTGAAGAAAATGATTTGGTAAAGGTGATGGATGCTCAGGGTACTGGTGATTATAATCCTGACTTAGATATTGTTCATACCTTTAAGAGTGCTGATGGTATTACAGTAAATATAACAAGAGTAGAACAAATTGCTGCTGATAATGTTGCAAAATATATGCAGAATTATGCAGGAGTTCCTCAATTTGTTCGCTACTCCCGTCTTTTACCAGCGGCTGACTTTCTTGCTTTTAATACAGAGCTGGCAAGAAATCAGAAAAATATACTAGTGGCTGCTGGAAGTGATTGGCTTGAAGGTGGGCGTGTGATGAAAAGAAATATTATTCTTCCAGATGGAACAAGAGTAGGAGAGGCTCAAAGAGCAATAGGGCGACGTAGAATGGGTTCTCAAATAGCTGCTCAATCGGCAGCAGTAGCTATGTCGGGAGCCTCTACATTATATCTTGGCCTTAAATATGGAGGAGATGTTTGGGATTATATACGAGGTGAAGATGAAGTTGAAGCCAATACAGATGGTATTGAATCCTTTGACCAAGACTATGCTCGTGGAACTACATATGCCTATTTAACAAAACCGGAGAATGGTACAGGAGTAAGAATGAATTTGTCCTTCTCCAATCCATATGCTGTTATGCAAGATCCTATACGTGGAACGCTGCGTGATATGGCTAACGGTACATTTAGTGAAGAAGGAGTAACGGATGCTGTAACTAAAGCTGTTCTAAAACCATTGGGAGAAATAATGGGACCATCTATGTTTTTTGAAAGTTTTATTAATCTATATAAAAATACGGATGCGTATGGAAGACCTATTGTGGATGTGAGACAAAAGACTATTCCACAAAATGTGATGGCTGTAATAGGAGAATTGTGGAAACCTTATGAACCGGGAGTCATTAGAGATGCAGAAAGGATTGTTAGATCTGTAACGGATCGTCCTGAAGGTCAGGAATATGCTTTAAAACCGGGAACATATCCAAGAAAATATACTACATTTCAAGCCATAGCTGGTTTAGTTGGAATGCGTCCAGAATATTATGATGTAAAAAATAATATGCTTGGTCAAATGCAAAAAGAAAAACAAGTAACTGGAAAGGCTAGTCAAATATTTAATAGGATGGTTCATAATCAACAGACTGTAACTGCTGATGATCTTGCAAAAGCATATGCACATTCTTTGGATGTGCAATATAAAAGTGCCAGACGAATGGCTAATATTATAGAGAGAGCAAAAGCATCTGGTCTGAGCAAGAAAGAAATTATAAACTTTATTACAAAGGACGGCATGTTCTCAGATAAATTAGATTCAAAGATGTTTGCTGATATGGTTAATAAAGGTAAGTTCCTTCCATCAAAGCCAAATATAGGAGAGATGCGTCTATGGGCAAAGTATGCAAAGGATAATGGATTGCATCAGCCAGATATAAAGGGAGCGCAACGAGAATTAATAAACATATGGAAAAATAGTTTAGGACAGAGTGTAGGTAGAGATGATCAACCAGTTACTTCAACACGTAAAAGTAAATGGTCAGATCCTACATATCATCAATAGGAGTTTAATATGCAAGACATGACCATGATTTGGAATGCCATACTTACTATGGCAGTTGGTGGATTTCTCTGGTGGATACGTGCTACTAGTGCTGCTGTTACTAAGATACGTGAAGAAAATTTGTCAACTAGGGAGCATATTGCTCTGACCTATGCAACCAAGCAGGATGTTAAAGATGACCTACGGCAGATCATGGCACGGTTTGATCGTCTGGAAAGTAAGATAGATGATTATATGAGGATGGGAAAGTAGATGGCTGATAGAATATCTGATCAATATCCCAGAGCAGCACAGATAATACGTCATTATGAATCTGTTAATCAATCTGGTCAGCCACATCTTATTCCTTATGAAGATATAGGTGGGACGTGGGTAGCTGGTTATGGTAGAACTGTTGATAAGGATCGTAAAGAAATTCCTTGGACCATAGAACAGTCGGAAGTAGACTTAGATACTCAGATCTCAGAAAAATTAAAAGAGATTGATCAACTAGAAAGAGAATTACCAGAAGGACTTACCTTTACTAAATCAGAAAAGGAAGCTCTTATTCCGTTTTTACAAAATGTAGGATATACAAAGCTTAAAGGTACAAGAGCTATGGAAGCATTGAAAAGAGGTGATAAAAGGAGATTTGCTTTTGAGCTATTCGATGCTGAAAAAGGATTCACAAAAGGTACAGATAAAGAAGGAAGAACTACTGTCCTTGGTGGATTAGTAGAAAGGCGAGGAAGAGAAGGATCTTTATTTTATGAAGAAAGAAATATAGGTGGGATGGTATCACGTAATCCATATCCACATAATCCACGATCAATATAGGAGTACTAATGGAAGACCAACTATATTCGTATATTAAAACTACCGCTGTAAAAAGATGGGAGTTTTTCTCAGAAGATGAATTAAGATGTAAGGGAACAGATGAATTAGATATGGATGAAGAGTTTATGAAAAAGCTTATAGCTCTTCGTAAAGAATTAAATCAATACTTTAAAATAATATCAGGCTATAGACATATGGCTTATAACGATATCCTTGGTAAAACAAGAGATTCTCCACACTTATTAGGTAAGGCTGTGGACATAGCATGTCATGGTAAAAAAGCATACAATATAATTAGAATAGGAATGGCACATGGCTTCACTGGTATTGGGGTGAAGCAGCATGGAGAAAAGGAAGATAGGTTTGTCCATCTTGATACCATGAATAATGGGGAAAGATCCAGACCAATGTTATGGAGTTATAAATAATAAATCTTATTAATATTTTTAATTATTTCATCTATAATTTTAAGTTGTTTACGATATGTTTTAGTGGATTGTCTATTGTATTGAATATATTGTTCATGACTTTCCTTAGTAATTTTACGAAGTTTATATAATTCTTCTATAATTAGATATGTGGACATTTTCTCCTCTGTATCTGATTTTATCATTTAAGCATCTTTATTAAAAATTATAGGAATATTTCACCATCAGTATTTGTTGTGTATTATCTATATAAAAATTTGTAGACATAGAAGAACATGCTGAAAGAATTAATAATAAAAATATATATTTTATCATAAATTAAAATTACATTTCTTAACAAGTTCATCAACAGTTTCTTTACCAAGAATCTGAAGAGATTCTATTATAGCTAACTCTAATCCCTCCTTTGATATATCTATAGCTTTATCACTCTTTGCTCCTCGTACTCTTGATAATAGCTCCAGTGCTTTAATGGCACTGTTAGTGTGTCCATTTGCCTTGGCAAACGTATATTGATTTTCAATTTCACTTATAACATCAATGTTAGTTTCTAGTTCATTCTCAAGATCAGCTATCCTTTCTACTATCTCGTCGTTTTTAAGCATACGATATCCCTGATTATATGCTGAACGTGGTGCATATCCAGCAGCCTTCGCTGCTTCAGTGGCATTACGATGTAGAATATAGGCTTGAGCAAACCTTTCTTGTTTATCTGTTAGCATTTGATAGTCTATATATTTCGTGATCAGGCATATATGTATATGTTAATAGATCTTCCAAAGAAGAGTGAGTTAGGTCAGAAAGAAGAGGTAATAGATAGTTTTTTGATGTATTTATAGTTTCTAAAAAATATTCAACTGCCTTATTTTTATTTACATAAAACCATTCACTTTTAGATTGACTGCAATACTTAGAGAAGGTTGAAATAAGATGTCTTTCTAATAGTTTATAATGAGAAACTTGCTCTTTTTTTAAGTAAGAAAAATTATCTTCGGGAGCATAACTATTATATTGTTTTAATCGTTCTTTTGGATATTTTGTCATTCCAACTTTTACCCAACCTTCATAACTTTTATTTACAATACAATATATATATCCTTCTCGTGATATTATATCTTCTCTAAGACAATGTTCCCATTCAGGATTATTCCATTTCTTTAAAAGAAAATTTCTTTTTAATCTAGCTGCTTCAATATCTCTAGTTTGTAAACTAATACGATATTGTTTACCATAATTACTAAATCGTTTTTGAAACCAATAGACACCATCTCGTTGATACATATATTTTGTATCTATATTCTTATCCTTTATATATAGGTCTTTTACAATTTTAGACATTATTTAAGATTGTTCCTTTGTATTCCCTTGGACTTCTCAAAACTTCTCATTCCACCAAGACCAAGCAATGATAATGTTAATGTCATTAATCCCTCTGTTGGTATGACAGGTATCATTAAAGCAGGAGTCCAGATAGCCATAGCCCAGACGCATATAGGCTGGAATACGAATTGCCATGCCAGACCAAAGGCACATATCCACATGATGGCAGGTCTAGCTCCAGCTACGAAGATGGAAGGATGCTTTGCCTGTTCCTGATTAACAGCTATCTGTGCCAGATTAGCTCGTTGCACCTGTGTCTTCAATTCATGGTTGAGCTTTGCACGTAGATCTTTATCCTCCACAAACTTATCAAGTACGTTATCCACCACACCTACTACTGCTTCTGCAATTCCAAATAAGGCCATCTTATCCTCCTGTTAAAAATAGTATATTGTTAAATAAAATCCAAGTATAAAACTTACAACTAATAATTGAAATATAAATTCCAGTTTAATCAAGGTATACCCGTAGCATCTTCAAATTTCTCTCTCATGCTCAGATGTTTCCGATAGTTGACATGTGTTTTAAATACTCCAGTAGATACAAATCTATCCTCCACTTCTTCAAAAGCCATGTAAACATTAATTCGTTCTTTATGCTTATCATACCATATTTTATTGATTAAATCAATCCACCATTCTGGTTCCTGTACTGTTATATGTACGTTCTTACCATTGGGAAATTTCTTGAGTGCTTCATAACAGGCTATATTCAGGAATACAGATTTATTTGCAAAGAACATTATACGATCTATGATCCATTCCAGATCCTGTGTGGGAAGATGTTCCATTACATCAACACATATAACCATGTCATATGTACCAGTTGGTAGCTTGGAGAATTTTTCAAGACCGGGATCATAGAGTGTATAGTCTTTTATCTTCAAGAATTTATGAAGAGGTTTACCTAATTTATTGTGTTCATCTTTATATAGATTACCTTTCCCACAACCATAATCAAGAAGTGTTTTGCATTTATTATCTCGTATAATTGATCGAACATAATGAGCATACTTTGTCATACTCCTACCGGGAAATATAGTCAGATCTGTATGTAACTTTTTATATTCCTCTATTAACTCATGATATTCTGCTGATGGTTTAGTCACTGAACACATCTTCAAAATTGGGAATTTTGTTTTCATCCAGATGTAATTTCCACAATGCATTAACCAATGAATTTTCACCATATAAATTAAGAGACATGCTCATGGTAGTATCATTAAATACTCTTTCACAATCCTGTGCCATAGCAAGTAACTCACCAGTGGTCCAGAAATTTTCTCCACGTACATTAACTTGTAGATACTTTGGTTTTGGTTCCTCATCTTCAGCTCCAGTAGTTTCCTTCTTCTGTTCTTCTGTAGGTTCATCTTTAAGGGAAGAATCAAAACCAAATAGATGGTACTTTCTAAAGCCCATTGTGTGCATGATGCCAAGTATTCTCATGGCTGCACACGTACCACCTGTTATAAGAGTAGCTCCCTCTGGTATACCAAGATCTTCCATGACCGTAATTTTCTGATCCTTTATTTCCTGTTCTCTTTCTGCTTCATTTCTGAGAGATTCTGTAAAGGCATGCCATCCATAAATATTGGCTTTCTTTTCAATAAGATACTTAGTTACGGAGGGATCTGTCATGGATGCTACAAAGAACTTTGTACTTGGATCAACAGTTTTGAATAGATCTTTTCGTATAATGCCATGTGTACTTTCTCCTTCAATTGATCGTGGATCTAGTACAACACATGCCCAAGGTTTAATACCATTAGCCAGTAGGTGTGGGTATGAATGCTTTACACATATTGTCTTGGCCTCTGGATTTTCTTTCATAAGTTCTTTTACTTTATCATAATCAGTGGAATGACCACCGGAAATAACAATAACATCTCCATCATTTGGTCTGCACTTTCCAAGAAACTTATCCTTATCAATCAAGCTCATATTTTCTTTTATATTAGCCTGTATATATTCCTTATCCACACAATCTCTTGGGTGTACTACAATAGGAACATTAAGAATCTCCTCTGGCAAGGAAGGAACTAACTTGTCATTATATATTAAAGCTAGATGTGTAACTCCTCCATTCTTTACAGGATCAGAAGAGGGAAGTACAATACGTTTTATGTCCTCCAGATTTTTTACTAATACATTAGTTCCACAATATTTTTTAGGTGGACCTTTCTTATCTGAATCTGGACTAAAATAATTATCAACAGCAACAACACGAGAACCTTTTAACTTTTCATAATCATTCTGTACGGTGATAATACTATTACCACCACCGATCAAGGCAAAGTCTGGATTATCGTCCTTCAATACCTCTCTGGTATTTCCTTTAATAAGTTTAAAATTAAAGGTTTTATCCCTGTCCTTTTTTATTTTCTTTTTAAAATCTGTAAATCTTTTTTCAACAGCAGCCTTGGTAACATGAGCTTTTAAATTAAATTCTGCTTCATCAAGATCAGCAGTACCGTCTTCAAAGAGATCATATCCAGTATAGGTTACCTTGTCTGTGTTTTCAAATGCAGTCAAAGCCATCTCCAAAGCCCGACCTCCATTCCATGTACCAGTTTCAACAAATGATTCTGGTTTATGGAATCTGATAATATCAGCCAAGGTCTTGGTTCTATTAGGTCTGATGTCGGGAGGAAGAGCTTCTTTGGACAAAGGAAATACTCTGTTCCCTTCACTATCTCTTAATGATCTGTTATCTTCTTCCAGATTTTTAAGATGTTTATTAAATGGTGTGGCCTTTATACCCTTCTTGGTATTGGATGGAGTAAGGGTATGTACTCTCATGCCATGTGCTCTGTATATATTCAACAGCCGTTCAAAGATGAAAGCCTCATGCCACTCTCTGTAAGATAGAACTTCACCACTCTCATAAGCACCACGAAGATCACCAAGAATATCCAATGGAGCCTGATGATTAAGATTGAAGGCCATAAAGCATGGATCACTATATTGATCTGGAGTGCTCTCTACAGAGTCACCACTAAGATGTACTATATCTGCACCTTCAGGGAGGAAGTCATGTACAAAATCTGATGTTAGATTGTCAACGGGAATTACATTTGTATTCATCCATAGTAACCATCCACCATCTTTAGTTTCTTCGGCTATTTTAAAAGCCTCTTCAGTCAGGGAAAATACTTTTGGAGCCGTTAGTAATGTATCTATTCTCCAGTTGTATTCAACAGTACCATTCTCTGTACCATTATGCACGTCCATACTGGTACGAAATTCATTAAACTCTTCCACATCTTCTAAATTTTTATATGTTATAGTTTCTGGAAGGGAGTAGGCATCCAAGGCACATTCAAAATGATAAGCAGACAACTTAATATTGGGATGCCAGAACTTATCAACTCTGTTGAACATCTGATGTGCATGATCTTTAAGAGAGTTCTCATTAAAGGCAGTTACTACATTTAGTTTCGTCATTTATTATCCTTAATGTACAGTTTGCTGTTCAACTTCAAAGGAACTCATATCTTCAAATACTTTACTAGCATCTTCCTTACCAAGTAAGGTAACATAAAAATGATGCAGTTGTGCTGCTAAACATCCAGCTAGAATAAGAGGATTGTCAGTAAGTTTTAATTGTTCCTTGATAAACTTTTGTATGTTACTACTAAGTAAGCTCATTAATTCTTCTTCATTTAATTCATTCATTATCGTGAACCTCTTTGTGGACCACAACGAGTGCAATATAAAATTCCTTTTCTACGAATTAGGTACACACCCCCACACTTCTTACAGCCCTTAACTGGTGTCCATGTCATTAGCTTTGTATCCTTTCTTTATTATTCCATAAAGGTAATGCCACTTACACTACTCTCATGAGATTCCTTTTCTGCACTCTTCTTTGTTGTTATAAGATAGTCTACTTCTGCATCTACCATACCATTGGCCTGTAACCATCTTGCATCATTTACCCACTCAACTGCATACTTACCTTCCACCTTTCCTCTGCACTCCCAATCCTCAAACCAAGGACCACCAGTGGTGAAGTGAACATTTCTTGCTTCAAGATCAGGATCAGAGTGACCATCCAGCCAATTCCAATCTTCAGGTATTCTTCCTATATCTGATTCCTTATCAGATAGCCATCCAAAACCATGCAACCATCTTCCCGGCTTTGTATTAACATCATCTATTGTAAGGTTTTTATTTAATTCATGTGAACAATTGAACATCATAAGACTTGACCAATTCTTTCTACGATATTGTTCCTGCACCTTCCCATCCATTTTAGTTCCCTTTTCTGGATTATACTTATGGTGTGTACACCAGAGAGGATAATAATTCATATCACAAAGCTCAAACAATTCTGTTACATCGGTTCTCATGTACATGTCACAGTCCATGTACAATGCCTTACCCTCAAACATATTCAGAAAAGGTACAAGAAATCTGGTAAAGGAAAACTCACTGGAAAAAGGACGGCCATCTATGGTGTCATAGTCTTGGCCGTCCATTGTCGTATGTTCTCTACGATACAAGCCCATACGTTTGACCACATCTCTTTTTATAGGTACGACTCTCACTGGTTTTGATGCTATACGTTCCAGTGAAAACTTTAATACTTCATAAGCCATATCCTCTTTAGGATCATAGCCAATATAGACTGTATTCATAGATAATCCTTTAATTAATAGTTATTTGTTTTGGTCTTTGCTCTTCAGGGATATCCTGTTTCAAAGCAATGCGGAGCACTCCATCAGTAAGCTCTGCACCCTCAACTTCAATCGTGTCATTAAGGATGAACTTCCTTTGGAATGCTCGTCTGGCAATTCCCTTGTGAACATAGTCAGAGTTATCATGTCTACCAGTGATATCTCCCTCAATGGTTAGATTATTTTCTACAACCTCTACTTTGATTTCATCTTTAGTGAATCCGGCAAGTGCCATCTCTATGCAGTATGTATCTTCACCAGACTTAACTATATCATAGGGAGGATAACCATAACCATCCCCACCGGGGGGAGCTACGTTAGTAAAGTTTAGCATATGATCCAGAAGTCTTTCATAACCAATAGCAAATCTAGGCCAAGCTGTAAGTGTATTTTCAACTGTTCTCATAATCTTTCTCCTTTATGTGGAACCCATTATGGCATTCCAAGGGTATTATCTCACATAAATAGCTCTGTGTCAAGAACTTTTTACCTCACCTCCTGAACTTTTACGTATGATATCATTATGATTTAACTCACTCCAGTATATTTCCAAGCCAGTGCTACACTCCTCTAAGCTGGTAAACATATGGAACTCCCCCGGTGGAACTACTGTAAACTCACCGGGAAGAAGAAGAGTACTATCTACCAGATCATAATCATTCTTCCATCTCTCTATTTTTAATTTACCAGATATAAGATAGAAGGCATTGTATTTAGTCTGATGCTTATGTAAAGAACAGAATGTTCGTGGCTTTATCTCTATGAAATGTATCTCAACTGCTGGACTTTTCAACAGATCAGTTGTGGTTCCCCATATCTTTCCTTCCTTCATGTCAGATCCACAATCTCACACGATCCAGCAGTACAGGCAAGCTCTTGTGAGCCTGTAGTATTATCTTCCTTCTCAAATTCCTGTAACCGTGACCAATCAATAGCTTTCTTAGGCATCATACTCTTAGCCTTGAAGTATTCTTCCTTATTAAGTTCCTGATATGGAGCTTGCTTATAGGTATGATCTGAATAGGGAAGGAAAGAAACTCCTGATAGATGATCAAAGTTTTTCCAGCACCATGCACCGACTTCTATCCATTCATTTTCCTGTACGGATATGGTAACACTTGGCTTATGTTCACACCAGTATTGAGCATATGTCTTCCATATCTCCAGTTGTTGCATGGCACTCATATCATTTCTGAATTTGGAATCTGGATCTGATTTTATGGGGAAGGAAAAGACAGACGTATGTTCAGGATTCATAATGTCAGGCTCATTGGGAATGCCATATTCTTTCATAAAGATGGTAAGGGGATCTTTAACATCTGCTCTAACAGTACGAATATAATAAGGAGAATGTCTGGCATGAATACCACTGGAACTATTTACCAGTTGCGATACTGTGCCGGAAGGTTTGATACAGGTAATGGCAGTTGACTGAGGAATGCCAAGTTTCTCTGCCCATTTCTTATTGGTACTGATGGCAACATTACGTAGATACGTTAAGGTATCTTCCAAGAAAGGAACCTTGGCAGAGTAATCTAAATGTTCAATTGGGAAATTAAGTAGCTTGCAATCCATGATGCCAGTAAGGGACACACCAAGCAATCTTTCTTCTTCCGTATTATCTCTCCATCTCTTTCTAAGATATCCAAAGTTTGTGAGAGTGGATTGAATAGTACCAAGTAATGTAGCTACACGTATCTTACGTGCCAAACTATTTCTATCATCTGCTGGTCTGCATATAACTTCTGTTAGATTACAGAATTGATTGGGACGTAGTATGATCTCTGAACAGGGATTAGTCCCAAAGTTAATATCAGATATCCTTCGTCCATTCTGTGCTGCCTTCATCTGTGCTGATTGACGGTTGAAGATACCACGCTCACCACTCTTGCTTTCATAAAGAGCTTGCCACTCGTTCATGAATACTCCAGTATCAGGACGCTCAGTATATACAGCAGAGTTATTTGCCAAGGCTCTTTCTGGATTTGTCATATGCCAAGCACCTGACTTGGAAGCTCTCATACGAGCGTCTGACAAATTAGATAAAGATATCAGAGCAGATCTTCGTACTCCTCCCACCACCACAACCTCACCAATCTTGCATACTATATCATGACATTCAATGGAGCTTAACTTCCTGCCTCTGGCTTCACTGAACTTACGAATAGTAAAATCAAATAGATCTATCAATGGTTGTGGGCCACTGGCTCTACCACCAAAGGTCTTTAGTCTTGCACCGGCAGGACGTACTTTGCTGGCATCTATCTTGGGGATACGATTGCTATAGAGATAAGATATCAGATCTTTAAATGCTCTGGTCCAGCCTTCTTTGGAATCAGCTATGCTAATCACGTCATCCGTATGTTCAAACTCCTGATCTGGTATCGTAGGTAATTCATTTACATATTGTCTCTCAACAGAGAAGCCTACACCAGTACCATTCATAAGAATATACAATATCTCATCAAAGGATTTAGGATTGTCAACTGAAAGGTAGGCACAATTATATCCAGATATATTCTCACGTTCCAGTGCTGGTCCGGCAGTCATAAGAGATCTCATACTTGGCATTACTTCCAAGGATAGGATAGAGTTCTTTATGGTGCTCCAATCTTTGGTATCAAGCTGGTTCTTTACTCCAAGATTATTCTCCACATGATTGCGAAAGAAATTAATTAATCTGCTGACGGTTTCATCCCATGTTTCTCTACGTCCTTCATCTTCCAGCCATCTTGAGTAACGGGACAGATAGATAAAAGACTGATACTCAGTTGGTAGGTTCATCCACGTTCTCCCCATATTCTAATTCTATACATAAATCTATGTAATGTCTAGCTTTTAATAAATCTTTCAGACCTTCTCCTTTTATACGGTGTCGGGTAATGTACTTGACCGCATTACCCTCACACCAGTTAAGACCATTAGCCATTATATATTCAGTAGGTTGTATCTTAAGTTTCTTATAATGATCTCCACCTACTTGATAGTCTCGTGTTGACATTTCATTCCTCTCCTTTATTCAGCCATTCTATAGCTTTTGTTAAAAGATTTGTATCGTCCCTTAATAAGCCCATTCCAGTGTTACATCTATGACAAAGATATCCTCTGACTTTTCCAGTTATGTGACAATGATCTACATTCCATGAATGTCCAGCCCTACTAATTCCATCTTGTTTTTTCCCACAAATGGGACATTCATAATTTTCATTAGGATGTCTATGTTTATCTTTATATAATTTTATTATTAGGGAATGTTTGTTTTTACATTCTCTACAAGTATGCTTTCTGCCTTTGTAAGCCTGACTATCTATTGGAAATAATTCCAAAGGCTTTTGCTCATTGCATTCTATACAAATTCTGCTATTATCATCATCTACTACCTCTTCTTTTATCTCATAAAATAAATTAAGTTGTTCGATTTCCATATTTATTTTCCTGATAGTATCTGATATATTCTGTATTGAAAGTTAGACTTCTTCTTTGAGTTGATAACATCATAAGCAAAGCCCCTTACACGGGAAGGTTCTATACCAGCCTGATCACATACAAATTCAAAGTTCTCACATGTTACACCAATGCTACAGAAAAACCAAGCAGTAGCTCTATCCTTATTTATCTTCTTACGTCTGGCAGTAGCCTTATCCTTGTTTATCTTGTTCAATTTATTGGAGGCATCCAACAGGGCTTGTATGATTACGGCCAAGTACAATCGTCGCTCTGGTTCTTCATGGTCAAACAGAACTATAGGATCTACAAATATATCTGGATCATCGTCTTTCATTCTTCTTTCTTTTCTTTGCGCCGTCTTTTCTTTTGAGCCTCAGACATTTTCTTTCTCTCTTCAGGATCTCTAAATCTTTTCTTTGCATACTCAGATCTTTTCTTTCTATACTCAGGATCTTTCACAACTTTTTGAAATGTTTCAGAATTTTTTATAGACTCAGATGTTTTCTTTCTCTCTTCAGGATCTTCATATCTTTTCTTTGTAGCCTCAGACATTTTCTTTCTCTCTTCAGGATCTCTAAATCTTTTCTTTTGAGACTCAGATGTTTTCTTTCTCTGTTCAGGATTTTCATATCTTTTCTTTTGAGACTCAGACAGTTTCTTTCTCTGTTCAGGATCTTCAAATTGCTTCTTTGCAGACTCAGACAAGTTCTTTCTATATTCAGGATCTTGATAGCTCTCAACAGGGCGATAGAACTTACCACCTACTCGTGAGTTATAGTAGGCATGTTCCTCTGAGCCTTCCAGAGTAGAGGACAGTACATTGTGTTTCATCTGATAATACAGTTCATAGTATCGGAGACTACGCCTGTTCTTATATTCAGCTATGATCTCAAACTTAAAATGCTTCTTACCTATCTCCTCTATATCTTTTGACAACCACTTGGAAGAACCTGCATATGTTTTCCAATCAGATTCCTTCTCCTTCATACGACTATAGATTAGATACTGTTTACATCCTATGTATGCCTTACCATTGCGAAGGTTGGTAATGATATACACGAATCCAAACTTATCCAAGTCAGGAATAAATGCCTTACCACTACCAACCATCAACCAATGGTGATCTACCAATCTCTAATCTCTGGTACATCAGGCGTCTTTGATACATGCGTGAGATATCTATATCCTCTTGCATAATCAAAGACACGTAGACCATGCCCACCATTCTTGTCCTTCCAGCATTCCTTCTTATGAGCACAGTAGATACATGACGTACCTAATCTGCGATTGCCGGAAGCACCATCTGCCACATCACTGTAACATCTTGGTGGTGGGGTATCCTGTTCAAGTAGTGTCTTGAGATATTTAATCCTATCACTAGCATCAATCATCTCCAAGGAATGAACAGGCAGCAAACATATCTCACCAGTTTGTTTATTGATAACTAGGAATGCAGCTTCATTAAGACCATTCCCTTCAGCATAAGCAGAGATCTGAGCTATGTAGCCAAAGGGATCATCTCTTTCCAATCTACCTTTGTCAAACTTCTCAAAGCTCCTGCCCGATGCAGACTTGCAATCAACAAGTACGTCATCAATGATACAATCCTGATGTCCTCTAATTCCTCCAACGGTAACTTCCTTCTGTGTGTCTGTTACGCTATGTCCAGCCAAACGAGACAACGCAATAAGAAGTTCTTCCAGTATGTATCCATATAGAAACTTGATACGTGTGGAAGGTGCAAGAGGCAACACCTCATCCCGTGACGAATGCTTATCATACCATAGCTGCCTGTCTGGTCTACCTATGGCAGACAATCTAAGATTGCCATTAGCACGAGGCTTCTCATTTAGAAATAGTTTCAAGTGCTCCTTTATGTTAGTTGCAAATTCATCAACATGATAATCTATTTCCCTCTCGTCCATATCCAATTGTTCAGGACCAAAGAGATTATAGATATCTTCTACTAAGGTGTATACATTTTTTTTCATGTGGAAAATGGGAGAGACATCTGCACCCGAACAGACGCCTCTCCCCCCTCATCAGCGGCTAATTAAGAGGCGAAGGGGATATCGTCATCCCCCTCGTCACTGGAGAAACCACCTTCCACAACATCAAAAGCCTCATCAGCTTCTGTATTATAAGGAACAAGGTCCACTACCTGCACCGCACGTAGATCAGCACTCACTCCTTTGTTACCCTTAAACTCCCACTCATAGGTCGTGTAGTGTACGTTAACCTTTGAGCCATTTCCAATAAGAGTATTGGTCATGGTACGCTTCTGACCATCAACAAGATCAGGAGCACGATTGAGAGAACCATCCTTCCGACGAACCTTACGCTTGATTGAAACAAAATCTCCACGCTCGTCATCCTTATTCTTGACGGTCAGACCATCCTTCTCAACGACAGCAAGACTCTTCTTGTCAAGGTTTGTAACATCAACAGACCACACACCATCCGAATCAAAGGTGGTGTTAGGGTTAGCAATAGCCGCCCAATAAGCGGTTCCAGAAATTACTGACATATTTATATGTCTCCTATTTTGGTTGGTTAAAAAACGAATTATCGCATAAACGGTTCAACATGTCAAGCATTAAGTTGCAGATATTCTAATTAAACCGTATGTAGTACGTAAGTACTACCTACATACGGTTAATTAGTGTGTCGTAGCCCATGTCTCCCCGTCCTTCCACGTACTATCTAATGGACACTTGAATTTTAGATTGCGTTCCGTATCTTTGATTCCTTCCTTGGTTATAAGTCCGAATTGAGGGATGTCTTTCTTCGCCACTTCAAACTGGTACTCATCGTGAATGGAGGCTACCAGTTTAACATCCAAACCTTTCCTGTTTACTCTTGATGTCATATTTATAAGCCAATCTTTACATACACTTGCACCTGCTCCTTGTATTAAAGTATTAAGAGCACTATGAGGTGATCTTGTATGAAGGTATCTACCGTCCACACCTTTGATCTTATGCCTCTCAGCGGCCTCCTGAACGCTGTTACGGAGCCTTTTAAGGTCAGGCATGTTGGACAGGAACTTATCTATAAGTTCTTTCCCTTTCTTTCTACTGCCACCTACAATCTTTCCTATCTTCTCAGCACCTGCTCCATAGAGGAAGGCATATATGAAGGTCTTGGCTTGATCTCTATCTGTTATACCTGCCATCTTCATATTAGCTGTATGGACATCACCATTCAGGATCTCCTCAGTATAGTCTTTGTTATCCATCAGATGTGCCAGACATCTAAGCTCAAGACCAGAGGCATCTGTACCTACAAGTTTATGAGTGTGCGGATTGCTTACCGTCCAGCAATCCCTACATTCAAAGCCGAAAGGACTACGTACTGCTGGTATCTGAGCCATGTTAGGACTCATGTGTGCCATTCGTCCTGTAATAGTTCTTAATGTAAGAACTCTGCCATGTACTCTGCCCGTGTTATCCTTATAGGCATCAATCCAAGACTGCACTTGAGCTATTCTCTTTTGCAACAAGAAGTAACGGGAGAATTTCTGAGCTTCTTCCATGTCAATTTTATTGAGGATCTCCTCACTAACAATCACATTACCTTTGTCGGTAAAGTCTTTTGGTTCCCAATCCAATGCCTGAAGACGATCAGCTATCTGCTGTCTTGATCCTATGTTAAATGGGATCAGCTTAGTCTTTGTCTTTAATTCTACAACTGTAGGTTTGAACGTAACCTTTGACCAGTTCACAAGCTCATGTGCCTCATCAGACAAGCGAGATAACAAACCTATGGTCTTTCGTATATCCAAAGCAAATCCATTTGTTTCCTGTTGGTCTATGATAGTTCTTATCTTATGTTCCATGCTAATGGATTTCTCTGAGAACTTTCTCCCTTCTTGTTTTAACTTTTTATATACCTGTTCTGTTAGGTCAACATCATTCTTACAATACTCCAGCATGTCTTCTGTATACGTAGTAAAGTTCTCATGCTCTCCCTTTGGGTAATGTAGAGTTTCTCCCCATGCTTTTAAACTATGTCCTCTTTCCCTAACCGGGTTAAAGAGTTGTGACATAACAAGTGTATCTATCATTTGATTTATCTTGATATCAACTCCAAACACTCTACGAAGAATGGGAACATCAAATGATATACCATTGTGCATGATAAAGTTATCTACCTTATCACACCAAGGCTTGAACTGATCCAAGTTATTGTGATCCCATACATGTACCTGAGATGTTTCAAGATCCTTCGCTACGATGCAATGGATCTTTGCCTTTTGTGTATCCAAGGAATCTGTTTCTATATCAAGTACTACAGTCATACGGCAAAACTTTCTCCACATCCACACTGAGATGTGGCATTAGGATTTTTAAATACTATGTACGAACCATTAATACCATCTGTATAATCTATAGTTACACCCATAAGAAACATCATAGCCTCTGGTCTAACATATAAACTACCATCAAGCAATGGTATAACATCATGCGCTTCAGGGATATCTTCAATCAAATCCCACTCATAGGTAAAGCCAGCACAACCACCACCCTTCACACCAAGTCCTATACCTTTAACATCTTGATCTCTAACTATACGTGATAAATGTTCATTAGCTTCTTCAGTGATACTGATCATGGAACTCTCCTATGCAGGATACTTTACATTTATGAATGCATCTGTAATTTTTTCACTGCGTTCTTCTTCTAAACCTTTCAGATCTGAATCTTTCATGTTAACTATATGAGCATCGTTGACATCTATATGATAGAACTTCTCATTGGATGCATACCTATTATTCAAAGTACCAACTCTTGAATCTCTAACAACTTGACCATCAATAAACCATGCTTGCTTACAATCACAACGAAAGATAACAAACGTAAGAATCCCTAATGAACCATAACGAACCCACTTATTTATAATCTTTGATTTTCTATAGGGAATACGTACCTCTTCCCATACATTAGGCCACTCTCTAATCCAGCTATATTTAATTTCTGTTTCAAAGAAAGCTGGCCTGTTATCTTTAAGACAGGTAATGTCAACTCCATAATTCTCTTCTGGATTTATAAATTTATATCCATTTCTTTCCAGCCATGCAATCATAACTCCCTTTGATAAAGGATCTGCTTCATCATAGAGTTTCTTATCAAACTTCTTAGTAGCCATTAATCATCTCCTACGTCAAATGGATTTTCAATCTCAGTCATTCTACCAGTATCCTTGTTATAAAACAAGTGCGTTGCAACTCCCGTATCACCTGTGTATCTATTCTTTAATATACGAATGGTGGTTGTATTGGATACGATTGGATCATCATCCTGTTGATTTCTTTCCAATCCAATAACACTATCACTAAGATGTCCTATTGAAGCCGATCCTCTCAAATGACTTAAATTTATTTCTCTTCCATCTTCATGTCCACGATCACCGGAAGGTCTACGCAGATGAGATACCAGCAGTAAACAGATGCCGGTCTGCTCCACAAGAGATCTTAACTTGGTCATTAGAATATCTATAGATTTTCTTTCATCTGTATCCTCTTGTCCTGAGACAAGTATGCTGAGATGATCAAGACAGATCCATTTACAGTCAAGTGCCTGTGCCATGAACCTTACTCGTGCAAGGATCTCTTCATTATCTATTGATCCAAAGTGATCAAAGGCAAAGAACCTGCCTGAGTCAATGGTATCCTCTTGGAATTTCTCCAACTGTTCTTGTTCAAACCCATCTCTGATTTCCTTTATGTACAGACGAGCACTGGCTTCAACTGACATGATGTTCCATGCAGTATTCTTTACGCTCTCTTCAAGAGCAAGTATACCTATGTTGTCATTCGTATTGCGAAGGAAGTGATGGAGTAGCTCTCGCATGATGCTACTTTTACCCATTCCAGCACCAGAGGTGAAACAAATTAACTCCCCTGTTCTCATACCATAGGTCTTTTCATTCATCTTAGGCCAAGGATAGAGACAAGTCTCACAATAGTCCTCTTCATATAAGGACGATCCTATATCTTTGAGGTTAACTATGCCAGCAGGTGTGAATGGTTTCGCATTCCACCAGCAATCATTGAAGGCACTACGCTGTCCCATCTTGAGATATTCATTAGAATCTTTATGATCAAGACGAACAATCTTTGCCTTGTTGGGAGAGAACAACTGAGCTACCTGTTCAGCAGCTTCCTGTCCTTGCCTATCCATATCAAAGCATATCACCACGTTCTCAAAGCTATCAAGATAGGTGAATGCTTCCTTGCAATCACGCAAGGCAGAGCCACAACCTGTCTTGATAGATAGTGACGGCCACTTTGATCCCATTAATTCATAGGCTGACATGGCATCAACTTCGCCTTCGCAGATGGTAACGTACTTACCTTTGGGAGAGAAGATATTCTGTCCGAATAGAACTGCATCCGACAGATCACCCTCAACCCACATTCTTTTATCTTTTGTCTGTCTTACTTTGTGACCTATCTGTTCACCTCTCTCGTTAAAGTAACCATAAATGTGGTGGGTTATGATAGCACCCTCACTTTTAATCTTGGTACTATATTTCTTTGCAGTTTCAAGAGAGATCTTGCGATCACTTAGCTCGCCCCAATTCCCCATTGTTTTCATAGGCTTTGCTTCCTGCGTTGGTAATTCAAGAATTGTTCCTTGGTAAAACTGAAGATCTTTTCTGACCTCCTCACCGAATCTTGTTTGACAACTGAAGCAGAACGAATGCCCTTGTTGGTGGTTGACATTAGCGTCAGACGATCCACACTTAGGACATGGGCCCCTGTCCAGCCATTGCGGTTTAATCATTTTAGTTCCTCTCATTCTGATTAATCCATATGTAGTACGTAAGTACTACTACATATGGTTAATCAGTTCGTTGGGGTTAAACACCCGGCCCCGGCCAAGTGCCATCTTGAATTTCTCTCATGCGTGTATTCATAGTCTCACGAGTGAAACTATCTGATACAGTACACATCTTTTTTATTGCAGACTTAGGTATTGAAATAAGTCCACCATACTGTGCTTCACTGGTACTATCAGAGTTATTAATAGACGAAGCTATAGTTATATAAACATCATCCTGATTGACTAACATACCAACAGTTTTAATTACCATTGGTTTTAAATCTTTAAGTTCCTGTTCACTTTTCCAATCAGCGTCATCATACTCTGCTGAATCAACCCACTCTACTACAATTACTTTATTATTCATCAGCATCTTCCCATGTATCTTTAACATAATTAGATACAAAAGTTTCCTTATCGGACATGATATCATCAACTTCCAATTTAGCAAAACGCTTTGATTCACGCAAGGAATAACCTTCCTGCTTGTATTGTCTTGTTATACTACGAAAGAGTTGTTGTCTCTCTCGTTGTAGGAAACTTCTACTCATCTTCTAATACCAGCTCACCCTGATTCAAAGCATCATTAGCTTTTTCCCAAATAGATATGCGAGCACTTCCATGCTTGCCTATCCATTCAGACCGACTCAGCCAACCAGCATCCTCTTCCATTTCAATTAGCCAATCGTTTACCCGTGACATATCTATCTCCTTTTGTTTCCATTTACGTATGTCTGCCAAACTTTTTTTAAGGATAGCTCGTATATCTTCACACGTAATCTTATCATAAAGTTCTTCTTTGTCAAGTCCATATTTATTTAAGAAGGCTTCTCTTCCAAGTGAAACATCTTCTCTTATTTTTTTATCTATGATCTGGGTCATCCATCATAGCCCATCCGCTCATTCCGCTCTTGAACTTTGACTCATACTTTGCAGCAGTTTCCTGTGCATGTAAGGCATCTTGTAAAGTTTTAATACGTTTATGTGCTCTGTTAAGTTGCTCTTGTAAGTCTTTAACATTCCTACGTAATTCTCTTTCTATATCCATCTTTAGATTCCTTCATAGCTGTATCAGGACGATCATGCCACACACCAGTGGCAATCCATACATAACGAGGACCGGAAGAAGCAAAAGGATATTCTCCTTCTTGTCTTTCCCAAGTAGAATCTACTAGCTCCCAACGCACCCACTTCTTGTCAAAGGTACGTTGAACAAACTCAGTCTTATTACAAACGTGAGGACCAAGTTCTCTGGCACTCTCATACTTTTCTTCCGGCCATGTTGTCATGCTATTATTGTTCTCCATATAGTTTTAAATTCTTGATCCTTACCAAAGAAATCAGAGATCCAATCTCCTGATCTAAGGTAATGTCTTATTTCTCTTACGTATCCCTCATGTATTAAACTCTGTGCAAGGGAATGCTTATGCCCTTTACGTGCTTCCTTGGCATATATCTTACGCTGTTCGTCATTAAACTTCAACCATTTTTCCACTTCACCTATGTAAAGTGGATGTTCCTTACCTTTCTTAAGAACAGAAGGATGTACGTTAATTCCTTGTATCGTTAATGAAGTCGCCACAATTCTACACCACTTTCAAATTGTTCCATGTTGAGGCCAAAATCTTTGCACATTATTTCCATGTAACGCCATGCACTTATCTTATCTACAAACTGCATGGTGTTGCCCTCATCATCCATCAAGATATTTACATAGTTATCTATCGTATCATTCTCTACAATAATCCACATGATTCTTATCCTTTATAGTTCGACTATCCACATGGTTGCTCACCAAGGATATCGACTATCTACATAGTTGATATCTTCTATTGTCATAATATTAACCTTCTTATCTTTAAGCACTTCATGTGAGTGTAAAAGAAGTTTATCTAAACGCTTAAAGTAATCTGTTCTTGAATCGGGATCATCGTTATACATATATAAGCTATCACTATATATAGTGTGCCATACCCCTTTAAATGTGCTAGGCTTTCTCGCAAAACGGAGAATGCCTCTTGGAATATACTGATATTCACGGTTAAAAGCAGCCAAAACATATCCCTCTTTGTCTAGTTTGAAACAATAAGGGAACATAATTCTAAGGGAAGGTCTATAGTATCT